TTAGTAGCAGTTTTGTTTCCTCCAAAATCTAATATGACACATAATTTATCTCCATTCGTATCATTGTAGATAGCTGCACTATTTGCAGTTAAGGTAGCACTTGTTAATGTTGAATCAGTAAAGTCAACAGTTGCTACTGCACCTGTGCTTACTACTGCTTGTCCTGCTAAAACTTTTCCCCCAGTTGTGTATGCAGTATTATTAGAACTCACTTCGTTTGTAGTTAAGTAAGCTGTACTAGAAGTACTGTATGCAGCAAATGATGTATACAAAGCTATTTTAAAAGAGTTTCCTCCATTTGCGAAATTATGTGTTCCCGACAAGAGTTCTCCTCTAAATGCGAACGGTATTATATTTGCCATATTATTTTATCTCCTTATTTTATTAATATTTTGATGGTGATTCAGATTTTAAAGGAATACGAGTAACTCCATCATTATACTCGTTTCGGCGTCTTCGACCTTCTTGTTCAATCGAATACGTTTCAATGGCTTCTTTATACTGCCCTTGATAATACTGTATCATATCTGTCGGACCTTTCAAGTACCCATATGCATTTACTAAAGATGCATATAATATTAAATCTGGATATTTGTTTGATAAATATGTACCATTTGTAGATGCTGGTTCACCTGCAGGAAGTGTTGTATTTGTTAAACTAATGGGATCTTTATTATAAGCTAAAGTAATAGTAAAAGCCGTGTTTGGTGTAGGAGCAACTACCCAAAATTCTTCATCCCAATTTCCGTAATACTTAGGAATATCTGTAGATTGAGAATTTGGAGTGGGGTAATATTCAGCCATAAAACTAGGATCTCTTTGATCTAAATAAGTTTGTTTACCCGCAGCATCTGTAAGTTGAACATATCTAATTGTTCTTAAATCTTCTGGAATTGTTACGTATCTATTTCCTATCACAAGACTAGAAGTTGCATAATGTCTTTCTAAATCTGCATCTACTGATCTATAAATTCTAGCTTCAGCATTTGTTATAAATCTATTTAAGACAGCTGTAGTAAAAACATTTGAATTTACTTCTGTATATCCTTTAATATCTGTTTCTAAATTAGCTAAAGTATATGCCATATTATTGTGGTCCTATTGTTTTTAATGTTACGGGTCCTGAAGATGTATTATATCCTCCTCCACTAATTTGTCCAGTAATTGCTGTTCCAGCAGTAGTTACATTATAATTATTTAAAGGATCAGGAAGACATCTTGCAGTAGCTCCACCAGCATGCGCTGCAGCTGTACTTGAAAAAGTTCCTCTTAAAACTCCTTCTAATTCATTTGTTTCACTTATTCCAGTATAGACTAAAATTTCTGTGCCCATTTTAATTCCATTAATAGGTGTCCCTCCAGAAAAAAAATTTACACTTCCTGGTGTACGAGGACTTTCTACTCCAAATCCAGTTACACTAGTTAAAATAATTCCAGTTGTTTGAGTTGCATCAATAGCAGTAGTAATAGTTGTAGTTGTTGAAATACGTCTACCTGGAATAATAGTAAAGCCATTAAGAGCACAAATTTGTAATCCTGTTATACCATCTATATTAGCAATGTTATTAAACGTTCCTGCAACTCCTGCAGGTCCTCTAAATTTTACAAAACTGTCATACTGTCTTCCATGGTTTTCTTCAAAAATATTTATAATACTACTACCAGCTGATAAAGTACTAATAGGATTAAAACTTAAAAATCGTAAACTGTCCGGTGAATCTTGTTGTGGTCTTGTGTTAGGTAGTGCCGTAGGATCTGCTGCACTTGGTTTTGGATCAAGTTGTGGTTGTTTACTTTCAAACTCCGAATAGTGTACAAACAAACCATTCCATTGTGTAATCATTTCATTCCAAGGAAATGCTTGACCACTAATGTCAGATATTGCTAATGAAAATTTTCCTTGAGCATATCGTGCCATAATTAAATACTAGGATAGTAAAGTTTTGGTGTAATGTAACTACTTGTTTCCGAACCATCCGCTGCCTCCGCTCTTAGTAATTCATCTTCATATAACATTTTTAAATTTTGTGTTCTTTCAGGTGAATATTTTAAACTTAAATAATAAGCTAAACCTGCACACATACATGGTGTGTAATAATAAGGTATGTCACTTGCGTTTGTATAACTTCCAGCATCTTGAATTCTATTCATGTAATAGAATTGAACTCTATCTCCTGCTTGGCTTGCACTTGGAGTTGTGTACAAAGTAATAGAAACTCTATCTATAAATCTTTGAACCCAATATTGAGAAGGTTGTCCTGTTGCTAATTTGTTAGATAAAGAAGAATATGTTGATCTACTAATTTTTGTTAAGGGACTATCTGATTGACTTGTGGTTCCTGCATTATTTCTATACGAAGCTTCAAAAATATCATCTATACCATAAGCAGCATTTCCACCTTCGTCTAGTAATGTTGAAGTACCATCTGAAGTAGAACGAAAACCATTGTAAACATTTGTACCTGCAACTAGCGTCAAGTGCCCATCAGCAATTTGCCATAGGTGAATACCTCTGTTAGCCCATTCTTGAAAAAGTAAATTTAAAGATCGTCTTGCAGTTTTTAACTGGTAACCAGCAACACCTCTTATTCCAATACGTTCAAAAGACTCTTCAATAATATCATCTATTGCAAAAGTTTTATCAAATGTAGTAGTTCCTGAAGTAGTATTCGCCATTCAGCCTCCTAGCCGTCAAAAAATATAGTTAAACCATTTCCTGCTGCACCTATTGCTGTTTGAGATAGTGATATAAAACAACCTTGATTAAACAACGTTCCATTGTCTGGAACATAAGGATCAAACTGATCCGCTATTGTTTGCATTCTAAGTGTTATTAAACCAGCGTTTGAAGTATTAGTTAAGATCAAAGTACCTACTTTAGTAACTCCATGATATCCTCTCACTCTTGTTCTACCTGCAAAAACAGTTGAATCAATATTTGCATTACCAGCAAGAGTTCCTATAGAAACATCTACTGTAGCAGCTCCGTTTCCAGTCACTGAAGTTAATGTATTGTAAAATAAAGTTGTTACAACAGTTACTCCGCCTGCTCCACCAACTAAATCTTCTGTAATAACAGCATCATTACTATCTGTTCCAACAATTGTAAATGTAACACCAGAGTTATCATCATTATTTCCTGAAACAAATTGTAATTTTTGAGCAAAACCTGCTCCTGCAAAACTTGCTTTAAGATTGGTTAAAGTAACAGCAGCGCCGTCAGCTACATCTTGTTCAGCAGCTAAATTAGTTGTATTCGCTGCAGTAGTAACAGTATTAGCTGCATTTACACTAAAAAATTTGGATTTTAAACTTGTATCATTACTCATAATTTTTTCCTTTAATTTAATACTGAGGCCCCGAAAGGCCTCAGTTAAATTTTATTAGTTATTTGGAGCGTAAGTAATACCTCTGTCTTGCGACCCCATGAAGTAATCATGAGATAAAGTATTAGCTACTGCTGCAGTTAAAATGTAATCCCAAGTCAAACCCATTCTTTCAGCTGCTGTATTAGTTGCTGGGAAAGCATCATAAGCTACTGCTGCTGCTGATTGAGTTCCTGCTACAAATTGTGAACTAGATACACCACCTGCTGTTCTAGTAATACAAGAAGCATAAGGTTTTCTGTTAATGTAATAAGTAACTGAACTTGTTTTTACTTGATTGTTAGCTGCTGTTGCTGGACTGTTTGTTAATTCAAAACCTAAAGTTATGAATTGATTTTGAGCCATTGTTCCTAAAGTAACTAAATTTGCGTCTGTAGGAGTTATAGCTATTTCAGCACCATTTGGTGATTTAATACAAGCTGATAATTGAGCAGCTCCTGCATTCATTTTAAAACCGACTAAACTAGTAACTGCTGCGCCAAATGTACTTCCTGCTGCTGCACCTTGTTCTGCCATTCCCCAAAATATATTTGGAGTACCTGCAACGATACCTGCACCTGATACTGCACCACTAAAAGTGGTTCTACATTCAAAGTATAATCTATCACCTCTTGTTTGAGGAGTTGCATAGTTCATGTTACCTTGAACTAAAGTTCCATCATTTGCTGCACCTGCTGCTGGATTATTTACTACTCCGTTTAAACTTCCATCAGCACCTAATGCGGGTACTGCTGCCGCACAATTAACTGCTGCTATTACAGACCAAAAATTTCCTGCTGCATTTCCTGCGTTGAATACGTGTTGATCAAAATCATCAATTGCGTGTGCTTGATCTGGCCAGTTTCCAATATTTAAATTTTGGAGTGCTGGTGTTGCGCTTGAAAACATTACTGCGCCTTTAAAGTGTGTTCCTGCCATTTTATTTGTCCTTTTGTGTCCCAGTGTTAATTAGTATTGCAGTCTCTGGGTGCGTACTACTACACAAGCCTGAATACCCATAATAAAAAATTATTATATGTAGTGCGTAATTTATATCTTAGTTTTAAGTAGAGTGCAAGAGAGCCCGTAAAGAAAGTGCGATTTCAGCGATGTAGCTTTGTGTCTTAAGCCTCTCTCC